GCGCTCGCTGACCCGGGCGCATCCGGTGACGTGCTGCTGGTCATCACCCCTGATGGCGTCCTCAAGCGCCAGGAGATCCCGCCACCCATGAGCACTCTGACGTACGGCCCTGGCACCTACGACCTGGTGGTGCCGCCCGGCGTGACCAGCCTCCAGGTCGAGGCCCAGGCCCCCGGCGGCGGGGCGGCGGGCGCCGGCACCACCGGCACGCCGGGAACACCGGGCACGGACGGCGGCAACACCGAGATTCTCCGGGCCGGAACCCCGCTCGTGCGGGCCTTTGGCGGCAAGGGCGGGCGCTACAACGCCCCGGTCGGATCGCGCGCCGGACGGGGTGGATTCGGCGGCCTGGGCGGCATCAGCTACCGGGGTGGCGATGGCCTGACCGTCACGCCCTGGAGCGGCGGCGCCGCCGGGGTGTCGATCGTGGACACCCTGCGTGGCCAGGGCGGGTTGATCACCGCCGAAGCGTCCTCGGGTGGCGGCGGGGGCGGTGCCAACAACACCGTCTCGCTGCCTGGCGGCGGGGGCGAATACGTCGCCGGTCAGATCCCGGTCACCCCCGGCGAAACACTGACGCTGACTGTGGGCACTGGTGGCCCCGGCGGAGCGGGCAGCACCGCCACCCAGCAACCCGGCCGCAGTGGTGGCCCCGGCTTTCTGGTCCTGCGGTGGTGACCCGTGATCGGCATGCGCCTCAGCCAGGCCAAGGCCTCGTTCTTCGACCGCGCAGCGGTGATGAACGCGACCACGGCCGCCGAGTGGAAGGTCCTCTCCCGCTTCGGCGCCTTCGTCCGGCAGCGGGCGCGGACGTCGATGAAACGGCGGAAAGACCCGGCCCCGCCCGGATCGCCGCCCTCGGCGCATGTCGGTCTGCTGCGGCAGCACCTCTACTTCGCCTGGGATGGGCAACGGCGGTCGGTCGTGATCGGCCCGGTGCTCCTGAATCAGAAGCGGGGGAACGTGCCGCCGCTGTTGGAGTACGGCGGGCCGACCGTGCTGGTGCGCTGGGGGCAGGCCCGCCGCATCACCATCGCGCCGCGTCCGTACATGGCGCCAGCCTTTGCCGCTGAACAGAAGTCGCTGCCTCCCCTGTGGCGCAACTCGATCCGCTAACCCCTTCCCTGGAGATTCCCGATGAGCCTCAAACTCGGCATGGCCGCCAAGCTCTACTTCAAGGCCGGCGGCGTCGCCACGGCCGGTGCCTGGACCGAACTGGGCAACGTCAAAGACGTCACCCTGTCGCTGGAGACCGGCGAGGCCGACGTGACCACGCGCGCCAACGCCGGCTGGAAGGCGACCGTGGCGACCCTCAAAGAGGGTTCGGTCGAATGGGAGATGGTGTGGAACACTGGCGATGCCGGCTTCACCGCCATCAAGACCGCCTTCTTCACCAACGCCGCCATCGGCCTGGCGATCATGGATGGGGATGTCACCGGCTCGGGCAGCCAGGGCCTGCAGGCTGACTTCTCGATCACGCAGTTCTCCCGCGAGGAACCGCTCGAGGAGGCCATCAAGGTCAAGATCCAGGCCAAGGTCACCTACTCCGCCACCGCGCCCGTCTGGGCGACCACGCCCTGATCGGAGCCAACATGCGCACCTTCACCGATGCCCTCAACCGCTCCTGGTCGCTGGAGATCACCGTCGCCACTCTGAAGCGCATCCGTGCTGTGGCCGGGGTCGATCTCATCGAAGCCGCCGGTGGCACGCTGCTCGACCGCCTGGTCGCCGACCCGGTGCTGCTGGGCGACGTGCTCTACGCCTGCGTCAAACTGCAGGCCGATGAGCGCAAGATTACCGACGAGGACTTTGGCCGCAGCCTCGCTGGCGACACTATCGACACGGCGACGACCGCGCTGTTGGAGGAGTTCGTCGCTTTTTTCCCGAGCCCCCGCCGGCGCGTGCTCACGCAGGCACTGGCCAAGCTGGCGGGGTGGCGGGCGGCGGCGCTGACGGCGGCCGAGGCGCACCTCAACGATCCGGCTCTCGACCAGGCGGTGCTGGCGGCGCTGCGTCAGCTGCCGGAGCCGCGTGGCGCCTCGTCTGGCAGTGCGCCGGCCTCTGCGGGATCGACCCCGCCGGGCTGACCCTGCGGGAACTGGTGACGATGGCCGAGGCGCGTAGCCAGGAGCGGTGGAATCACACCGCCGCGCTGCTCGCCCTCACCGCCAACTGCCACCGCGATCCGAAGCGGCGCCAGCCCTATGTGCCGGCGGACTTCCAGCCCAAGAGAACCGACCAGGCGCCCGCCGCTCCGATCACCGATCTGTCCATCCTCAAGACGGTCTTCATCGATCGCCACCTACCGGAGATGCCACGATGAAACGCCTGCTCATTCTCATCCCGATCGCGCTGCTCCTGTCCGGCTGCTTCAGCCAGACCCGGTCGGAGACGACCAAAACCGACCGCATCACCTTCCAGGCCCAAGTGCCGGTCCCAACCGCCGAGGGCGTCAAGATGGTGCCGGTGACGGGGACGATCCGCCGCACCGGCACCGAGCAGGAGGAAACCCATGCCGGTCCCGACACCGAAGCGATCACGCAGGCGGTCGCGCAGGGGCTGGCGTCCATCGCCCCGTTGGCGACCAGCGCCGCCTTCCCCTGGTCCGGGGTGCTCGGCAGCGTGGGGGCGGCGTTCACGGCCGCGACGACCGGCTACCTCGCGCTCAAAAAACGTGAGCAGATGAAGGTGCCGGCTTCGAAGAAGGAGGCCTGAGCCATGGCTGGCGCCAGCGGCATCCGGGCGGGTCGCGCCTACGTCGAACTGTTCGCCGACGACCGCGCCCTCGTGCGCGGCTTGCGGGCAGCGCAGCAGAAGCTGGCGGCCTTCGGCGCAGCCGTGCGCTCGCTGGGGACGAAGATGCTGGGCCTGGGTGCCGGCCTCGTCGCGCCCCTCGCTCTGGCTGCCAAGGCCTTTGCCGACACTGGCAGCCAGCTGAACGACATGGCGGCGCGCACCGGAGTGTCGGTCGAGGCGTTGTCAGAGTTGGGCTACGCTGCCCAGCAGTCCGGTTCGTCGCTCGAGGATGTCGAGAAGGCCATCCGCGTCATGCAGCGGACCATCACCGCCGCCGTGAACGGCAGCGACCAGGCAGCTCTGGCCCTGGAGCGGGTCGGCCTGTCGGCGGAATCCCTCGCCGGGTTGAAGCCCGAGCAGCAGTTCGCCGCCATCGCGGCGGCGCTGCAGGGCATCCAGGATCCAACCCAGCGGGCAGCAGCGGCCATGGGCGTGCTGGGCAAGGCCGGCACCAACCTCCTGCCGATGGCCGCCGACCTGGGCGCCCTGCGCGCCGAGGCCCAGCGGCTGGGGGTCGTCATGACGGGCGGGCAGGCGAAGCTGGCCGATGACCTGGGCGACGCCTTCGATCGGGTGAAGGCCAGCCTGCAGGGCGTGGCCAACGCGGTCGGCACCGCCCTGGCGCCGGTGCTGCTCGATCTGGCCGGGAAGGTGACCGGCTTCCTGGTCGGCTTCCGGGAATGGATCAGCCAGAACCAGGGCCTGGTGGTGACCATCCTGACAGTGGGTGCTGCCGTGGCCGGGGTTGGCATCGGGTTGATCGCTCTGGGCATGGCGGTCGGGGGCGTCAGCGCGGGCATCGGAGCCCTGGCCTCGGCTGCGTCAGTGGCGGGGACGGTGATTGGTGCCCTGGGCGCCGTGATCGGCGCCCTGTTCTCGCCCATCGGGGCGGTGATCGCCGGCGTGGCGGCCCTGGGAGCCATCATCGTCACCCAGACGAACACCGGCCAACAGGCGCTGGGGATGCTCTCTGGCAGCTTCCAGACCCTGCAATCGGACGCCGTCGATGCCTGGGGCGGCATCGCGGACGCCCTAGCCGCCGGCGACATCGGCCTCGCCGCCCGCGTGGTCTGGGCGACCCTCAAGCTGGAGTGGGAGCGCGGCACCAGCTTCCTGCTCAACTTCTGGGACGCAGCCATTGCCGGCTTTGCCCAGATCTTCGCCTCGGCCTGGTACGGCATCCAGGAGGTGTTCTGGACCGTGGTCTACGCCCTGGCCGACGCCTGGGATTGGGTGGTGGGCGGCATCACCAAGTTGTGGAACAACGCGGTCGGCTGGATCGCCGGCAAGCTGGCGCAGCTGCTCGAACTGGTCGGTTTGGCCGACAAGGGGCTGGATCTGCGCATCCAGACCGAGACCGAGCAGAAGAACACCACCGTCGATCAGCAGCGGCAGCAGCGCAGCCAGGGCCGGGATAAGGATCTGGCCGCCCTCGATGCCGAGCGCCAGGCGGTGAAGGCCGGCATCAGCCAGGACCTGGCCGATAAGGTCATGCAGCGGGACGCTGGCGTGGAGCAGGCCCGTGCCGAACTCGATGCCACCCTGGCCGAGGCCAAGCAGAAGAAGGCGGATGTGCAGGCTCGCGTCCAGGGACCGGGCACGCCGCCGGTTCAGGTGGACCTGCCGGATCTCGATGCCCTGCGCACCTCGCTCGACCAGATCCCAGCCACGGTCAACGCCGAGGCCCAGAAGCTCGACGTCACCGGCTCGTTCTCAGGGGCCGCCATCGGCCAGCTGGGCGTGGGCGACACCAGCACCGAGCGCACCGCCAAGGCCACTGAGGAGACCGCCAAGAACACCCAGCGCATCGCTCGGGCGCTGGAAGACGGCGACGGCCTGACCTTCGGGTGACCCATGGCAGCCACGCTCCACGAACTCTTCGCTGGCCGTACCGAGACCTTGGGGGACAAGCCCAAGGCTGAGATCGCGTATGTGGTCCTCGGGGCGGTGGACGAGGCCGAGGTCCGCACCCTCGCGCTGGCCCAGATCCCCACCGCCTACCAGGGCATGTACCGCAAGACGGTGACCCTGGACGAGCGGCTGAACGCCTCGACCTGGAAAGTGGTCGCGACCTATGAGGCGCCGGAACCGCAGCAGCAGGACAACCCGGAGCCGACCTTCGCCTTCGACACCGGTGGCGGCACCCAGCACGTCACGCAGTCGATCCAGACCATCGGTCGCTACGGGCCGTCCGCCTCGACCGCCTTGGGCGGGGCCATCGGCTACGACGGGCAGAACGTCGCCGGCGTCGACATCACCATCCCGGTTTACCAGTTCAGCGAGACGCACTACCTGGCGCCCAGCTACGTCACCCAGGGCTACAAGACCACGCTGATGGGCCTCACCGGCGCGGTGAACAGCGCCCCATTTCGCGGCTTTCAGGCTGGCGAGGTGCTGTTCATGGGCGCCAGCGGCACCCGCCGGGGCGTCGATGTCGATGACCGCTGGGAGATCGCCTACAAGTTCGCCGCCTCGCCGAACCAGAGCGGCATGTCGGTGGGCTCGATCTCCAGCATCCAGAAGCGCGGCTGGGACTACCTGTGGGTCCAGTACGGGGACGACGTCGATGCGACCGCGAAGGTGCTGATCAAGAAGCCGATCGCGGTCTATGTCGAGCAGGTCTATCCGTTCGCGTCGTTCGCCGGGCTGGGGATCGGTTCGTGACCCTGGCCAAGGTCAGCGCCGGCCAGCCCATGCGGATGACCGCGGAGACGTTCAACGCCTTCGTGGACGCCGCCTCGGCCTACCAGGCCAGTCGCACCTCACGGCAAACCGAGGGCGGCGCGACCCTGCCCACCGCCGGCATCGTCCCGGTGCGCAACGACTCCGGAGAGGACCAGGACCGTTTCGCCGTGCTGGGTCTGGGCGATCCGCTCATCCTGCCCAGCGAGAATGCCCAGGCATTCCAAGAGCGGGTCGCCTTCCGTGCCGTCGCGCCCGACGAGGACCTCCACGCCAACCGCTTCTGCATCCTGCAGGAGCCGATTACCGCCGGAGCGGTTGGTCGGGCCATGGTCGCCGGCGTCACCCCGGTCGGGTTGAACGTCAGCGCTGAGGACGATGAACTGGCCAAGGTCGTCACCGACGAGGTCGGCACCCTGACCACCGGCACCGAGGGCGGCGCCCGTATCCTGTGGATGGAACCAGGCACCGGCCCGCTCTGGGGCATCGTCCAGTTCCCGGCCGGCGGTGCCGGCGGCGGCTCGCCCAACCTGGTGCTGGAGGTCGCGGCCAGCAACCACGGCTGGATGCTGGGCGATGTCCTGCGCTGGTCTGGCTCGGCCTGGGTTCTGGCCGACGCCGGGGTGGTTGGGGCCACGGACACGCTGGGGGTGGTGGGAAAGATCCCGGACGACAACACGGCGCTGCTCGTGCTGTGGGGCATCTGCTGCCTGGAAGGGCTGGCCGACCACACCGACTACTGGCTCGACCCCGGCATTCCCGGCGGCCTGACGCCGGTGAAGCCGAGCGAGAATGCCCGCATGGTGCTGCACCATGCCCAGACCCGCCTCTGCGTGGTCCGAGCGGGTGGCGCCGGCTCGGGCGGCGGTGGGGCCGAGCGCTTCGCTGATCTGACCGACGTAGATGTCGCCAGCACCCCGCCGACCGATGAGCAGGCCGCCCTGTGGGATGCCACCGCCGAGCGCTGGAAGCCTCGCGACGTGGTCGTGGCCGATCCAGTTCCAGCCCACCAGGTGCTCGCCGGACCGACCTCGGGCGCCGATGCCAAACCAGACTTCCGCGATCTCGCCGCAGCAGATCTTGCCGAGCAGGCCGGCACCAGCGTCGTGGCCAACGCCACCGGCGGCAGTGCCCGACCGACTGCGTTCGCCGCCGACGCAGATGGCACGGCGCTCCTACGCCTGGGCGGCGTCCTGCGCTGGGCGCAGATCCCCACCGCGGCGATCGAGGACCACGCCGTTACCTCGGACAAGCTGGCCGATGGCTCGGTGTCCGATCCCAAGCTGCAGCGCGATGCGGTGTCCACCTTGACGATCCGTGACGGGGCGGTCACGGATGCCAAAATCGCCTCCGTCGCCTGGGGCAAGGTCACCGGCAAGCCGAGCACCTACCCGCCGTCCTACCACGAACACCCGCTCGATGGCGACCTCAGCGGCTGGACCAATGCCGCCCAGATCAAGCCTGGCGTGGTCGGCACCCTCGAGCTGGAAGACGGCTCGGTGGTCACCATCAAGATCGCGGACGGCGCGGTCACCGACCAGAAGGTCGTCTCGCTCAACTGGAACAAGCTCTTCAACAAGCCGCTGAAGTACCCGCCAGAAGACCACATCCACGACCTGTACGGCGACATCATCGGCACCACCGATGCCTCGTGGATTGCCGACAACGCCGTGGTGACCCAGACCATCGCGGACGGTGCGGTGACGAACGTGAAGCTCCAGAAGGACTTCCTGCGCATCGGCACCACCGACTGGCACCTGGGCGAGACCATCACCGGCATCATGACCAACCCGATGACCGGGGTGGGCGACCTCATCACCGGCGGCACGGCCGGGGCGCCGACGCGCATCCCGGCGAACCAGGGCGGGACGCTGCAGATCCTGACCTCGAAGAACAGCATCACATCGCTGGTCCAGCACACGATGGACCAGATGGAGGATGTAACCATTGCCACGCCGGCAGATGGCCAGGTGCTGACCTTCGAGGCGTCCTCCAGCCAGTGGAAGAACAAGGCCCCGGCCAACGCCGGCCACGGCCAGCACCCGGCGATGGTCGGCAAGATCACCTCGAAGTCCTCGGGGAACACCTACTCGATCACGCTCTACCCTGAATA